AGAGCTGGTTCGTTACCTTCGTAGAATCTATCGTAAAGGTCTTTAGTGTTTTGGTAGTCATAACCGCTGTTAGGTGTTTGGTCTGCAGCTGCGTTAGGAGAACCGTAAGGTGCCCAGTGTTGATTCTGTGCATTCTCGTATGATTGAATGTTAGGTACGAAGTAGAACAACTTACCGATAGGTAGGTTCATAGCTTGTACTGATACGATATCGTTAGCCAATAATTTAGAGAAAACTCTTCTAACGATTGGGAAAACTACAGTTTCGAAAGAACCTGAGTCAGCCGTTGAAGATGCTTCATTGATTAAGTGTGAAGCTTGGTTTTCATACAACTGAGCTACGTTCTCCTTAAGGTGACCCTTAAGTCCATCGAGAAAACCTAATTTTTCCCATTTGTTGATTGTGTCTTCTTTGATAACTTTAAGGTGCTTAAGACCGATGTTACCAACAAGACCTGATTCAAGTAATGCTCCCATTTTTTTAATTTTTTTTAAGGAATTTTATTTTTTTAAATTTTTGACATCAAATCCTTAATTCTCATGAACTGAGGATTTTCGTATGTCTTAGATTCAATCAATGAAGCTGAGGAACCTGAAGTCATTTGATTGTTGAGTTTTCTTTCAACGTTCTCATTGACGCTCTGTGTTGCGGTTGTACCCAATTCTTCTTTGATTGTCTTATAGAGAGATTTTGATTCTTTAAGATTTTCTACAGAATCAAATCTTCTTAAGATATTGATTTTTTCTTTTTTGGTAGTCGAATGTTCAGTGAACAAACGGGTCGCGTATGCCAAGTTTGAGTTAAATACAGCAACTTCATTAAGTTTCTCTCTGAAAATGTTGAGTGCTTGTCTGTACTCCTCATTTTTCTCTCTGAGAACTTTTAATTCAATTTCTACAGATTCAACCTTCACACCATTATTACCATATACGTAATTACGGTTGTTAGTGATTCCTTTTCTCAAACCTCTACCCTCTTTAGAGCCCATTCCATAAGTTCTAGCAGCCTCTTTCGTTTCTTCTTTTTCGTAATCTTTGTAATGTCCTTTCTTTTCGCCAGATTTCTTTTCAACACCGTCTACTTTCTTACGTCTGTATTCGTGTTTCTTAGAACCATAGTCCTCTTCCATTTCACCTTCTGTTTCACCTTCTTTAAATTCGAATTTAGCTTTGCCAGTTCCCATAGTTTTGGGACCCTCTTTTTTATCTTCATCGAAGCCCTTTTTAGGTAATGACTTATCATACTTAAATTTGGGACTTCCTATACCAACGCCTTTTGGTTTTACAGTCATCTTAGCTTCTTCGAGATTGTATTCTTCAGAACCTTCTTCCATTTCAGAGTCATACATTTCTTCGTCCATTTCCATAGACCCTTCCATTTCCTCTTCATCCATTTCCATAGATTCTTCCATCTCGTCGTCTTCTGACATTTCGATTTCATAGACTACTTCATCGTCCATTTCTTCTTCCATTTCTTTAGAGTTAGAATTATACAAAGCAGATAATACAGCTTCCAAGTCAGGGTCAGCCTCATCAAGTTCTTCGAACTCCATGTCACCTTCTTCTAACTCTTCGTCCATTTCTTCCGATTCGTTCATTTTAACGATGTATTCCACATCTTCATTATTGTCCTTAATATGAACTTCGTCGTCATCTTTAGAAACAATAATTCCGTCTTCTTCACCCATAGCTTTGAAAATTTTCAAAATTTCCTCGTCTGATGCGTCTCTTAAATCGATAGTATCATCTGAAAAATCCATTTCGAGTTCGTCTTCCGACTCGTCGTCATCCTCAGAATTACCCATGTCAAAATCAACTTCATCTTCATCACCCATAGTATCCATAGGTAATTCCAATTTGGTATCGACTTCAATCTCATCTTCGACATCTTGTTCGGTAAGAGATTCTTTTACTAACTGACTGATTTCTTCCTTCATTGTAGAAGCAAGTATTCCTTTTGCGTTTTCGGCTATAACATCTTCAACGTTTTTCATTTGAATCAGAGCCTCTTCAACTAAATTTTTAGTTTCTTGCATAAAAAAATGTTATTATTTACCTTATAAATAGTGTAGTAAATAAAAAAGTTCATTTCTGTCACATCCAAACGGATGAAATGACAGAAATGAACAACAAAAAAAAAGTGGGTTACCCCACTTCTAATTAATCGATTACTTCATCAATCTTACTTTCGCTTACTGAAAAAATTCTCCAATCGTGTTGAAACCCTGTATACTTCTCAGTAACTTTAGCCTCAACGTCAGTAACGGAATAACCCTTTACCAACTTCTCCTCTCGGATTTTTTTAATTCTACCTGAGTTTTCATCAGGCATATCGTAAACAACTTTCGCTACAAAAAATTTCTCATCCATGTTTTTGATTTTTTTATCTTGTTAAAAAATCGGATAATTTTTTCATTAAATCAACAGATTTTTCCATTCCGTGACTCTGAGCGAGTTGTTTTTTTTCTTCATCAAGATTTTCTTCGTATTGAGTCCTGTCATCAACATCACTGAATAGATAAGCGCCAGGTGTTGAAGGTGAGGATACCAAATCGAAACAAATTAACTCGAAATCATCTTGTACTTCATTTTGTTCACCCTTTTTAGCCAAAGAACCTACACCTCTTGAAGAAACTCCCATCGTAACACCTTGTCTCATTAAGTTAGCTGCTATGTCTCCCTTTGTGGATACAATCCCCTTTTCGTGAAAACCTGGTGAAGTGAGAAGTTTGAGTTTTCCCATCAAGATATTTCCATCCCACCAAATATCAGTGATTATGTGGGATACTCTATCGAGGTCAATTAATGAAGATTCAGGGTGATTCAACTCTGAAGTTGAAAGTCCTTTCTTAATAATGTTTTTGTACTTGTCAGCTTCTCTTTTGAGAATTCTTTCAGGGTATACCCTACCATTACGATTAGGTACACCATACTTCTGTAGAACGGCGTAGAATTCAAAAGGGTTTCTATAATCTAAATCTTTTTGTTCTTTTAAAAAATCTTCATTTAGTATATCTTTGGGTGACACATATCCCGCGTCCATTTCAATAAGGATACCCTTACCCGTATCACGAGGGCCCAAAATTTTTAAATCTTTCATTATCTCTTTTAGAGATAAATATTAGGATATAGGTTAGTTTTCTTTTCACCCGTTTCTTTAGAGTTGGAAAAGACAAAATAATCATTTTTCATAACACAATCTTTGTAGACTTCCCTCAAAATTTTCTTGATTGAATCTTTTAATTTATTTCCTTTGAAATCCAATTCTTCTTTAGTAAATAAATTAATCTCTAAATTCATGAAAGAGTGTTTTTCTAATCGAATACCACTTGTCCTTAAGTCTAAATCCACAATAAAATTTTCTTTGAACAAATTTCGGTCTAAACTCTCGTATACAGAATGTTTCACATCACGAGATAAATTACCTACCACACGGGTCCAATTTTCGGAATCTTGAACGGGTATTACCCACGTTTGAATGTTTATGTATAATGATTTAAGATTTTTTGAATCAACTGTACCGTACAAAGTTTTTAATGAATCGTATTGGTTAATCTTTACTGTTTTCCCTTTTTTCACGTGGGTTGAAATATTTCTTTCCGTTTATTTTCTTTAATTATAGGAGTCTTTTTCGGATTTCCAAAATATTTCTTAAATATGCTAATTGTAATTGTTAACTCAAACATAGAAAAAGCTTTGAAGACTTTGAAATCCAAAGTAATCAAAACCAAACAGTCCCAAATTTTGAATGGGAGAAAAGAGTTTACGAAAAAATCAGTAGTTAGACGAAAACAAAAATTGTCTGCAATTTACAAACAGAAACTTAAGTCTCTTGACTAAGTGACTCTTCGAGTTGTTTTAGTCTAATATAATTAACTTGGTCAAAATCTTCCAACTGAATTTTTTCAATTGTTTCTGAAATTCTTGTTTTCATTTCAGATTCAGATTGTTCCTCGTATAAAGAATTTAATTTTGAAATTGTGGAATCTTTAAGGTTTGTATATTCTTTTTCCAAGTCATCCGACTTAGATGCCAAGATGTGAAACACTTCTTTTTTTGTTGTTTCATCCAAACTTGTCAAATAATTTTGAATAGTTTGATTAGCTATGTTTACCATCGATTTGATTGGTATATTAACAGATTCTCTTTTCTTTGAAGTTTCAGTCATCAAAGCTTTGAGAATATTTTTTCTTGACTCTAATCTTTCTTGGATGTTGATTTTGGTGTAATAAACCAAATTGTCCAAATCTTCGTAAACATTAACCACATCACCACCTTTCTTGGGGAGTTGAGTAGTCTTGAGAATATGTCTAATCACTTCAATACCTTCGTCAAGGTATTCTCTTGCCTCCGTTTCTTTCAAACCTTTAGGTGACAATAAATCATCATACAAAGAGTATAGTTTGGCAAAATTTTTATTTTCTAAAACGTTATGTTTGAATTCCCTTAAAGTTTGTTTAAAGGAAGTAGGCTTGTTGTATGATTCAACTAAGTTTTTTTCAATTATGGATTTTATCTGTCCGAAGGTCATTGGGGTTGTATTTTATCAACAATAAATATTACGAATTCAACAACTTGTCTAATTCATCCCCAATTTCTCCTAAAGATTGTTGCCCCACACCCAAATCCAAAAATTTACTACTCCACATATCACTTTCAATCAATATATTCATGTCCCTCTTTTTTGACTCGGGAGTAATTTCTCCACCTGCGGTAGCAGCGGCAGCTTCTTCACCTGCTGGCGGAATTTCACCACCCAAGTCAGGTCCTCCTGTTTCTCCCCCTAAATCAGATAAACCACCTGGCATACTTGGTGGTGGAACAGTTTCTTCTCCCGCAGCGGTTGCTTGA